TAAATTGATCTAATGATAATCTATCCATTAAACCAGGTTTAGTATCTTTAGATAATTTATTATGTAGTGCTAATCCTAAATTTGTACTAGGAACTTTTTCTACTCCTTGGATTCTTTTAATATAATTAATATATTCATCTTTAACTAATTTATGTGATTCAATTTCTCCAACTCTCATCATACGCATATCAGTTTCAATTGATTTACCACTTGCTTGAAATCCCCATTCTTTAGTATTTTTAAGTTTTAATAATGGTGTATCTAAAAGATCACTAATCATATTTTTGGCAGTTAATGATGTTTTTTGTTTAATTAATCTAAATACAGGATTCCATGGCCCATCTTCTCCAAATATATTTAAATTAGATTTAATAAATCCTTCACCTTCCATTTGTTGTTTTGCTGTAAATTTTTTAGGAGCAACAGGTTTTACATTATATTCATCTATAATTTCTTTACTTAAGACCATAGTGTCTTTTTGAGTAGCAGAAACTTTAGATTTTTCGTCTAATTTAATAACATAATTATCATTTAAATTTCCTAATTTTATATTAGTTTGATTAAAACCAACTATAGTTCCAGTATCACCTTTGTTATTAATAATTACTTTATCTCCTTTATTAAAAATTGTTCCAGAAGGGGCTTTTGCAGCTCCTACTGTACTTGGTGTAGGATCTGTTTTATTAGGATTAACAAATGTACCATCAATAGCAATATCAGATTCTTTAACAGTTTGATTACCAATCCATTTATCATCTAATTCTTTTAAATTTTTTTGTACTTTAATTGAAGTTGGACTTGATAATTTATTTAATATAAAAGGTACTGTATAACCATATGCTGCAACACCAGCAACATAACTATCATCTCTCATTGGATCTAAATTTTGTTTAATTAATTCTTCAGCTAACATTGCGCTACCAACTACTTTTGCAACATTTCCTAATTTTGTAAAAAATAATAATGAAGAAGGATCTATTACAGCTCCTGTTATTCTACCTAAATAATACCAAGGAGATGCATAATTAGTATCTTGATGTGCTTGTAATTTTTTTAAAATAGCACTTGTTTCAGCAGTGCTTTGACTAAAATAAAAATGATGCATAAAATCATCATATCCTTTTAATTGAGGATCTTGTGATGGATTATAATTTTCTTCTATTGGAAAATCAGAATTATCAAATAATTTTTGTGCTGCCATTGCAGTAAGACTTTCATCTTTAAAACCATCCCATGCATCAGTAAGAGGATTGTATTCTATTATTTTTTTTTCTTTTTCTTTTACATCTGAAACTGTAATTGGTTGAGGAAAAAATGTAGCCATTACAATTTACCTAATTCACCATTGTAAGAATTTATAGCTTCGTTAATACCTTGAAAAATTACAGAATTTACATATTCATTTTTTTGTCCAAATTTTTCTAAAAAATAATCTTTACCCATTTCATGTTGTACAATAAACTTCATTAATTTATGAAGTTCATTACTGTTCATAATATTGACTGTATCATTACGATCATAATTAGTTTTAGATTCTAAAGCATCAATATATGATTTACTATTTTGTGCATACATATTAAATATTTCTTCAAATGTAGGCTCTGATCCATATCTTTTATCTACAATATTTAAATTAGAAGTTAATGTTGAATGATTAATAATTGTTTTAACAGAAGCTCTAATACTATCTTTTGGATGAGCAAATACAGCAAATTTTCTATCACCTCTTATATAGTTTAAAGGTATTTCACCATCCCAACCTGCAGATGATACTGCTGTCCAGTTATTAGTTCTATGTGTTACTCTTAATTCTTCATTTTGATAATTATCTAATGCCCATTGTTTAAAATTTAAACTCATTGCATTTTCACTCATAACTGTTTTTTCAGGTGGTAATAAAGATTCATTTACTTTTTCTTTGTCTGATAAATCTCTATTTAAATTAATTTTTTTTTGATAAGATAAATTTTCATTTGCAGTATTAGCTGCCATTTGTAATTCTGTTCTTATTTCTCTAAGATCACCATCAAAACCTAAAGTTTTAGCTATCCAAGCAAATGGTCTTATTTCTGCAGGTACATCATCTATACCAGGTATATCTGGATAAAATCTATAATCAGATAATGTAATACCATTTCTAATTACTGAATATATTGCTCTTTTAGTCCAGTGTTTTTTATCTTCAGGTAATTTATCATACCAACTTGATTTTTTAAAATTTTCAAATATTTGATTAGTAGTATGATTTATAAGTTGTGCATTACTAGAAATTGTACTTGGTGGTGCATTAACAAATGGTGTCCATGCAGCAGGTTGAAAATTTTTATCTAAACTAATCATATCATCACCAACATGCATTGTTAGTTTATAACTATATTTACCAGATTTATCTTTATAATTTAATCTATCTACAGCAATTTTAACTAATCCATTTTTATCATCTGCCCATTGTCTAAAATATTCTTCAACTTGTTCCCATTTATTAGTATTGTATTTAGACAATTGTTCATTTTTATCTAACATCATAAAATCTTCTTTTATTGCTGCATAAACATCATTATTGTCTAATGTTCCATATGTATGCCAAAATGGATTTTTAACTAATTTAGGTTTACCATCCATAGTATCAGTTGATATACCCCAACCTTCATCTTCCATTCTTTTCATAACTCTGTTCCATGCTTTAGATCTTAAATTACTATTTTCTTTAGACCAAATATCTGGGTTTTCACCAACTGTCATTGCAGCCATTTCTTCATGCCACATACCTTTAATTTGTGCCATAGCTTGTGGTGGTACAATTTCTTTTGGCTCCCAAGCTAACCAAGTTGTTTGATCTCCAGCAGCAAATAAATTATCATGTAATGGATCTTTTTTATTTTGAAAAAATTTAAGAAAAGCATTAGGTGATTTTAATTGTGTATTAAACATATATTCAAATGCTTGATTATTAGTATCAAATTTAGCATTTATATTTTCTAATTTTTTATCTAAATTTTCATTTTGTAATGATTCTAAAATAGAACTTGCTCTATTATAATCTTTATTAGCAATACTTTCTATTACACCTGCATCAATAGCTTTTTGATATAAATGATTATATTCTACATTTGGAAATAATTCTTCATTACTTACATATTGATACATTAAAGCTTTTTCCATAAAATTATTTAAAGTACCTTCATCTTTAAAAGATCCAGCATCACTTAAAGTTAAATATTTTTTAACTTGATCTGGAAAATAATCTTGACCTGCAAATAAATTAATTGCAGTTTTAAAACTATCACTATTTAAATCAGAATATTGAACTTTATTAATTCCATTATTAGCTAAAATTGCTTTAGCCCACATTTCTCTATCTTCATCAGATTCAAAATTATATATTAAATTTGGATTTTGCATTGTTTTAGAAACAATAGATTGTATTCTATTTGCATCAGCAACATATTTAATTAATTCTCTATATTTTGTAGATCCAATATCTATTTGAGGTAATTGGCTTAAAACTTCATCCATACTTACATCACCACCTTTAAATCTTTCTAATGCTAAAGGTCTACCAGGTTCTTTATAATCTTCTAAAGAAAATTCTGGTTTTTTAGATTTACCAAATATATTATCTCTATGAAAAGCTTTATATTTATTAAAAATATTATTAACAATTTTTGCTCTATTATCATCATCCTCATATAAAGATCTAACAATTTTATACATTGGATTTTTTTGAAATTCTTCATCAACCATTGCATCATATTTATCTTCATCTCTCATAAAATCATTTAACCAGTTAAGAGCTTGTACTTCTTGACCATTATTATAAAGCGTAGCCATAATATGAAATCCTCTAGAAACCATTAATGCTTCAGCTTGATCTGTAATATTTTTAACATGATCTTTTTCTTTCATCTTACCAGATGCAACTAAATTATTATAATCTTCATGTCCTATTTCATTAATTTGTAAAAGATTATTTATAAATTGTTTATTAATACCTGGCATAGCTAATTCTAAATCTTGTTTATTAAAGATTCTCATAGAAAATTCAGCTTCAGAATTAAAATTATTCCATTTTATATCTCTATCAGAAAATAATTTACCATCATCAAATTCTTTTTTATTTGCAGTTGCAGATAATATAGAGTTTTGACTCCATGCTGCTAACATTGCATTAGCTTGTATTTTATATTGCGCAGGAGTATTTTCTAATAAAGTTTTAGAATAAGTATCAACAGCAGATTTCATTTTATCTGGATTCATTGAATATTCATTTCTAAATATTTCAAATTGATCTCTTGTTTTAATTTGAAAATCTTGAAAATAATTTGCTTGAGCAGTTTGATCAGCTTCTGTTTGTAATCTATTTAATGTAGGTTTAAAAGCATCAAAAGCTATACTTACGTAACTTTTTGCAGGAACATAAGGTATATTAGAAGGTGCTTGTATTTTAATTTGTGATCTATCTTTTTTTAATGCCATAATTAACTTTCGTATAAATCTTTTTTAGCTTTATATTCATAACCTGCACTAGCTATACTAACCCATCCACCAAATTGTTCTTTACGTCTTTGTGATGCAGCTATATCTTGTGCATAACCAATGTCTCCAATTTGTGTTCCAACATTTAATCTTATTGTTGCAATGTCTTTTTCAAATGTTTCACTTACATCTTTTTGAATATTTAAAAATGATCTACTATCCATAGAAAAACCAGAACCAGCTTGAGTTGCTTTATTAGAAGCAATTGTTGCTAAATATTGTTCTCGTCTATTTGCTGCTTCTTGATCAGCAATTCTTTTTGCAGCTTTTTTTTGTTCTTCATATCTTTGTTGTTCTATTTCAGCTTGTTTTCTAGATTCCTTAATATCATAAATTGCTTTAGCTGCAGATACAACAAACATTGTGACTGGATCAGCACTCATGCAAAAACTACCTCCACTGACATGCCTAAGATTTTAATTGGTAAAGGATCATCTTGGCTAATTGTTACTGTAGGATTTTTACTATATCCTAAAAAGAAAAATTCTTTTTTATCTGTTACTGGTGTGAGGTCAGAGCCACCTTGAAAATTAACTTGTTGTATAACTAAAGCTTTAGAGGTGCTGTCTGCAGCTTTTATAGTCATATCAAGGGTAGAGTTAATATCCACAATGGCTCTTGAAATTCTTCTTGGTAATCCAGTTAATGGCCCTTCTGGTAATTCTTTATCAATTGGCATAGTTTCAATTATTGGAATATAGTTAAATCCTACTTTAAGTCCAGTAGCTTTTGGTGCATTTGTTAAAATTATTTGATCTGAACCAGATACTGTAAATGAACCAATTGAACTATTGCCATCAACAATATTAATAGATTCATTAGTATAAATACCATTAACATCATGTAAAAATCCTTTTACTAAAGTAATTACAGCATTATCTGCAGGTGTTGTTACTAAAGATTGATTTAAATTTAAAGTATAAGAACCTGCACCATTATTTGTTACAGATTGAATTATATATTCTGTACTATCTCCAGCTATTGTAAATGATTCATTAATTTTAGGATCAGAAGTAAATCCATCTACTTCTAATGTGGCACCAGATTGACTTGCTCCATTAACTAATGGAGTTCCTCTTTGATTTAATGTAGATAAAGTTTGACAATCTAATGTTTCTGAATCATCATCTGCAAATTTTTCTAATGTATAAACAGTAGATCCATTTAAAACTCTTTTAGCAATAATAACTAAATTCTCATTTAATGAAATAATTGATTGTATATAATCTCCATTTCTAGTAGACCATTGTGACCAACCTGCAATTTTTTCATCTCTTACAGAATGAAACACAGATAATGTACCAGGATATGTAGATCCATTATTTAAAAAAAATGCATATTGTTCTGGTCTAGTATTATTACCTTTCATAATTGCAATTTCTTTTGGTGAGTCAATTAAATGTTGTGCAAGAATAGATACAGCAGTAGATTTATAACCATCTTCTAAATCAGAATAAACAAACTCTCTAACTGCTTTACCATTTTTTTGAACAAAGCCTGTTGCTTGGTCAAACATATGAGGAGCTGTTCTAGATATACCATATGGTGTTTGTCTTAATATACTTACATTAGAAGGTGTTATAGTATTATCAGTAGAATCTGGAATGTAATATTCTCCACTATCTGTAAATACTTGTAAGTCTTTACCAGATAACATATGTCTAATTTCGTTTACTGAGTTACCTGTTATATCAGAGTCTATTGCTTCCGAATCTAATCCAGTTCCTACATTAAAATTAAAATAATCTCCAATATGAGATGCTATTATACTTGCAGGTCTAGATTTTATACCACCTAACCATAATCTATTATGATGAAATGTAACTGCTTGAGGATAACCTCTTGCAGCAGAAATAGATTCTTCTTGCCATTCAAAATGTGGGCCAGTTCCACCAGCTATTGTTTCAATTACAGTTACAGTTACTTCAGTTGCACTTGTATAACCAGTAATTTTAACTTGAGATCCATCTATAGTTAAATAATGTCCTACATAAGCAGATGTAAAAAATCCAGAAGAAGCTGTTACAGTTCTACCTGTTCCAGTTGCTGATGTACTTATTGTTAATGTTGTAAGTGCAGGTTCATATTTGTAAAAAGGTGCATTTGTTTTATATGCCCCAGAAACAACAACATCTTCATCTATTTTAAATGCAAATTCTCTAACAATAAAAGATGATGCTGATTCTCTAAATATTTCTCTAATTGGATTATTTCTATGTGTTATAAAAATAGTATCACCAAATTGTGCAAAATTTAATTCAAATAATTGAGATGTAGTCCAATTACAATTAGTTGTATAATTACTTGTTAATGCTGTACCACTTATATTATAAACATCCATTCTTTGATTAGATAATGCTATAATAGCTATTTCATCATCAGAAAATATAAATGGTATTAATCTTGTTTCTGCAGGTAATGTTGCAAGATAAGAAGTACCAGGTCTTCTCATTAAACCACCTTCTGCTAATAATGCAAAATTTCTACATTGTTTAGCGCCTTGAAAATAAGATGATATGTCTGTTCTTGTAGCTAATAAAGGATTAAGCTCACCAGACGAAAAATTGGTTATAACAGTTTTTAATGTTCTTCCCATTAAACATCCGTTCTGGTAGATCTTCTAAGATTAATAAATCTATTAGTATCTAAAACCTTTGTAGTAGTTTCTTGTGCATCAATATTTTTAGCAATTAAAAATTGTCTTTCTGCTAGTTCTTTAAATTGTCTAATCATAGCAGAATCTCTAGCAACAGAACCTGCAAATATAGATGCTAATTCATATTCTAAAGCAAGAACAAAATGAGGTGGAAAGTATGCTTCATCTACTCTGTAAATGTAATCCATAATTAATGTACTATTAGAACCATAGCCATTAACATAAATATAGTCTTTGTATCTTGAATAAGGAATTACAATATCATTAACTGTTATTGTATTAATTTGTAAAACTTCTGGATCAGTTGGTATTTGATAACCATAATCATATCTTCCAGTAGGAGCTGCTGCTAACAATGAAAGTGTTTGTTGTGTTGTTGAAAATCTCCATCTGCATCTAGTAAGTGCAGCTTTTGTAATATCTTCGTAAATGTTACTGGCAACTAATGCTTCTGTGCTTCCATCAGAAAAAGATGTAATAGGTTGCGCACCTATCATTACTAAAGCTCTGGCACATATATCAATATTTGTTGTTGCCATTTACTTATTTTTTTTTAAAGTTTTGATTTCCTCTTAAAATTTTTAATTCAATATCATTCATAGCTTTAATTTCTTTATTAGTAGCTTTAGCATTTCCTAAAGTTATCATGTTTCTTAAACCATATGTTTGAACTATTGCTGCATCTTTTGCATCAGAATAAAAATTTTTTAAAACAGTTGCTGCTTTATTTTTTTTTCCCATTTTAATCTCCTTTATTTATTATAAAAAAAAGATCTAGGGGGATTACTCCCCCTAAATCGAATTAGCTTTATGCTAATTTTACTGTTGTTACAGTAGTCGCACCAGTTGCTGATGTAACAGTAAGTAGATCTGCTTCTGGAGCTCCACCGATTCCGATAGAACAAAGAATTAAATCACCTTGTTTCAATTCAGCATATGCGCTGTTAAAGTAACCACTAGTAGTTACAGTTGCGATAGCATCTCCGTCAGTGTAAAACCAAAGAGAGTTGCCACCCATCTGTGCTACCTTTTTGATAGGATTGTCAGTTGCGTAAGCCATATTATTATATCTCCTTAATTATTACTCTGCACACTTCTGTATTCTAATACCATCAGTGTCAATTAATACACCACCTATAGAAAGCATAGATGTAATTAAGTGAGAAACTTTTTCTGGTATATAGTTTACTTCAGTTTTAACGTCAGAACCAATTCCCATACCAATTGATGATTTATGGAAAGCTACAGTATGTCTATCAGTAGAACCAGAAGTTTCTAGTCCACTGTGTACAAACCATAAGAATCCTAACCATCTCTTAGCAGTCATACCACCAGCATAAGGAAGTTCACTTTCTCCCACATACTCGACTCTTGAGAATTGATCTAGGTTGATTAGGTCAGACCATTGTTTAGGCCCAACTACCCAGTATCTTTGTTGATCATCTGGTACGTCATTAGTATTGAAAAGTTCCATCATAGCTTGAGCTTTTCCTAGGTTCATTCCAGTACCTGTACCTGATGAGTTATTAGCAAGT